TGCGCGGCTGCAGCGATCCCTTGGGGGGCCTGTGTAAAGGCGCGGTCTATATTAGTTGCCATCGTTTTTCCTAGTAGTACGCGGCGCGTGCGCGCCTAAACAGTTGGGGTTCATCCGGCTCGTCGGATGCAAGGCGTATTAGACCACCTTGGCGTATGCGCAGCAATGCTTGGCTGCAGCAGTCCACGTGCTCGTCATGCTCGCCGTTCGGAAATTCAGCAATCTGGTCGATCACCTCCTGCGCCCAGCGGGTCTCCGGGGCCCACACCATACCCGAGCTGAACATGTCCGCCACGGCATTAATACGCACCCGTTTGTCGGCTCCGCGACTTGGCGTGAACTCGTGGATCGGTAACCCCGTGGCCCGCAGCTCCTGTATCAGCGGCGCGCCTGCGGCCTTCTTCTCGATCACCACCATGTCCGGCTCCCACTCTTTGTAGTACCCGAACGCGAACTTCTTGAGTTCAGGGAATTCTTTACGGCCCGTCCACGCATCCAGTAGTATCAGGTGGTCTTGGTTTTCTTCCTCGTTGAACCACACGCCCCAAGTGTGCACGCCGCTGGGGTCCGCGCTGTCGTTTTTGCCGTGGGCAGTGTCCCAGCTCTGCAGGATGATGTCGCATTTCGGGGGCTTGGGCTTATCCCAGCGCCGCCACCATTCGCGTTTGATTAGTGCCCCCTCCTCTGAGGTGGGCTCCTGCATGTACTGCGCAGCCCAGAACTGCGGTGCCATGCCCGCTTTCTTCGCCATAAGTTGTTCTACCGGCCATTGTTCTGGCCAGAGGCTCTTGCCGGAGGGCATGATCGCGGGGAAGCGCACCTCGTTCCAAGGCAAGCTGTCGGGATTGTTCTCGGCCCACGCTAGTGCTCTCCCAATAGGGTCTTTTTTCCCCCAGCGAGTCCCGATCATGACTATGCGCCCGCCCGGCATAAGACGTTGTAGCGGGCCAACCTGCACATACTCCCACGCGGTAGCGAAGGCTTTGTCCGGGTCTCCAGCCAAAATTGCCTGCTCGGACACCAAGTCATCGGCAATGAGCAAGTGCGCACCGCGCCCGGCCACCGAGCCGCCAATACCCACTGCAAGATACATGCCGCCCTTGGTTGTGGTCCAGTCGCCTGACGCGCTTTTATCGCGGCTCACCACGGTGTCGGGAAATATTTGTCGGTATAGGTCACTGTCGATCAAGTTCCTGATCTTGCGCCCGAAGGTGGCGGACAGGTCTGCCGTGTGGGTGACCATCATGATCTGGTGGTTGGGGTGCTGTCCTAGATACCACGCCACGAACAAGTACGAGATCGTCTCGGACTTACCAAAGCGTGGTGCCATGCTGACGGTCAGGCGCAGTTCCTCCCCGGTGGCCACCTTGTGTAGGAGTGGGCGTAGGTGTTTGTGGTGCGGACCTGTTTTGAACTCCGGGTAGACGCGTTTACAGAACGCGAGAAAGTCCGTCTTGGCGTTGAGTACGGCTCGTTTGTCCTCCAGCGCCTCTAAGTCGGCCAGCAGTTGTGCCTTCTCTGCGGCGGGCATATTGGGTAAGTTTGCCAGTAGTGCAGTTACCGTATCGGGGGACAGGTCGTCAAGCATCGGGCTTTTTGACCTCCAGTGTCTCTATCTCCTGCACGGGCGGGAGCAGGCTGGCCAGTTTGGCGCGGATGCGCGCTTCGATCTCGTCGGCTGAGGATTCTTTGTGGGTGATCTCTACACGGGTGGTGAAGCTGTCGATGCCGGTCAGCTTGCCGGTCAACTCGAGCGCCTTGAGGCGTATCTTGGCGTCGGTGTGTTTGGTTTCCTCTAGCAGCTTGGCCACCACGTACCCACGTAGCTCCTTGGCCTGCTCGATGTACTCCCAGTCGTATTCGGATAGCATGCCTGCTAAGTGGCGTACTGCGGGGGGGACTTTGAGCGCGAGGATTGCTTTGTTTTTTTCCGCCTCGGTCTGGGCGGGGTTGGTTACAGCGGCAAAAGCCGAGCGTGCGAGGTGCAGTTGGTCTGTCTCGAGCATATCATCGCATGAACCCAGCGACGCCATAAAGTCAGCGGTGCTGGCTTGGGCGGACAGGAGCGTAGCGGTGGACGCGTCCTCCAAATCAATGAAGTCCTTGGCATCCAACTGCGCGATGTGATTAAAAATTCCAGTGCCCATATTCCTTTTGCGCTTGTAGGGTTTAGCGTGGGCTTAGTGTACACTAGCTTTGCCTGTGTCGCAAACAGGCTGTCTTTCTCCCTAAGTACCGGCGGTAGCTCCCCGGTCTTTGATCCCCGAAGTTCTGCCGGACCTCGGGGATTTTTTTGGGCTAAAATTTTTGCTATAAAATTTATAGCAAGGGTGTACGGGAATTTGTGTTGTGAAAATACAACAAGTGTTGAGGCTTTGTTTGGAACACTGTTATTACACCGTAGCCCCGTCAATCACTCCAAAGGGGGGCTGCCCCCACGGTGGGGTCGCCTTATACCACAAATAACCCCCATTTACCCCCTATTGATAAGATATATCTATGTAATCGCTATTGATTGCATAGGTTAGCCCACCTTTTTGGGTATTGGAGATTGACATGACAGACAAAACTATTACCGCTATTAAAACCATCGCAGACTTTGGTTTTGCAGCAGGGCGCAGTGATGCGGGAATCGCAGAGTACGCGGCTAAATACCATGCACTGTATGTTGTAGCTGACGAAGACACACAAGACGCTATGCGCAGGGACTACTGCCATAACTACCTTGTAGGTAAGTACAGTTACACACACGCCCAAGTTGCATTGATAGCCGAGACTAAACGCACCGAGCGCAGCGAGGAAGATCAACGCGCTTGGAATAATGCGCAAAGTAACTTTAACTACCGCGTGGTAAACGACTGCGGCAACGTGGTTAAAGCAGCCCACAAGCCCGCCAAACAGGTACGGGTGTCCAAGGACCTGCAAGCTACCGTCGCAGGCCTCATAGAGCAGTTTGGTAAGGAGGCTGTGCGCGAAGCAATGAAGCGTGTGGGGTAGGTGTTCTAACCGGGCATTTATGCAATATGTTTGTACTGCGTACTGTGCACGATACTTATGCAATATGTTTGTACTGCGTACTGTGCACGATACTTATGCAGTATGTTTGTACTGCGTATTGTGTACGGTACTTATGCAATATGTTTGTACTGCGTATTGTGTACGGTACTTATGCAATATGTTTGGGCTTACGCTGCGTTCGAGGCGGCGAAGCCTATTACACCCACACACTACGGCGCATACCTATGCGTCATAAATCGACAAAACACTGTCCCGGCGCATAGATATGCGCCATACATTCCGTTATTAACCTAAGAGAAACCATCATGACCGACCTGCAAATTCAAACCGTAACCTATGGCGCTTTCCTATCCCTGCTCCTAGACGACTTTATTGAAGTCCATGAAGTAAACAACCCAGAGCTAGTAGACGCGGTAGCGACAGAACTTGACCTAATAGAAGCGATATGCGCTACCGAACCCGTAACCCTAGACGCACTCTTTTACTGCGTCAACTACGCAGCATAGCCTAGGAGAAAACAGCATGCTTAAACAACACCGTAAAGCCAAAGCCTATGCCCTCGGCATCGTAGCCGTCGCTGTCGCCGTCGCCGCTGTCCAAATCATCACCGTTGCCCTCGCCATTGACGCCCTTATGGGTTAGAGGGTTCTAACCCGTGAGCATAGCCCATCGCCTTGCTTGTCAGGGCTTTGGGGTGCGCTTACTCGCCCACAACGGGCGGGCGTATCCATTGGAGATTTAGTATGTCTATTCGTTTAATTCGCACCGGCATGATGGCCTACATGGGCCTTACCGAAGCAATAGCCCGCGAGACAGCCACCCCCGCGCCAACTAACTACACCATACCCGAGGAACGCCCCTACGCGAACATTGCCAGCACTCATGGCTTGCGCCGCGCATGCTACAAACACCAACCCGTCGAAGTAACCTACATATACCGACCACACAATCGTGCACTGCGTGCGCATTTCTCATACATAAGCCCCATCAAGGTATAGCACGGTATGGTGTGCATAGGTAAGAACTACCTATGCACTAGTTATGTACGGCCAAAAGTGCGTACTAAGACCCCTTTTTATATTACGCGTCTTTTCCAGCGTATTGCCACCCCTTTTCTAAGCGTAAGTTGTTGATTTATAAGCGCGGTTAGCTTTTCTAACCCTTACTTACCTTATAACAATATCATTTATATATATACACATGAGCGAACGTATGCATACGTGTATAGCTGCTAGAAAAGGGGTGCTAATACATACGTGCATATATAAGTAGTTTTAAAATGTGTGCATGTAGTTTTTTGCTGGCGGGCTTGCCGGAACTGTACAAAATTACGAGGAAACCTAGTAACCATGCGGCTTCCCAGCCCGGCGGAAGGGTGGCAAAAACACCCAAAATCCCGTTTAGGGCGACAACGTTTCAGCTTTTTCTGTCGTAATAGCCGCGCACCTCTTGTACCTATGACAAAACAAACGTATACTAGATGCCTCTATACCTTTCATGAAAGACCAAAACCATGCGATCTCGAACCTTAATACGCATTACAGAAACGCTGCGTAGCTTCCCCGAAATCCCAACCCACGCCATTCACGCCGTGACTGCCGCCCTATCTACAACAAACAAAGAGGCGCGTATTGAGAGTAAGTGGCAGACTATGCTCGCAGCACTGGCTGCGGACCGACGCTCTATTGCCCAGAATATGGATAAACGAACCGAAGCTATGCGCCCTCTATACGTAGAGTACCTATCCATAATGGACGCAGTAAAAGAAAAAATGCGCGTAGCTATGTTGCAAGGCACGCCGGAACAGGCACATAACGCAGCCATCAAAGCCAATGAAATGCGCGTACTAGAAGGCAAAGCGCCCAATGGCACGTGCGCTACCTATTGGCCGACGTGGGTACCTCCGCGCGTGCGCGACGACTTCAACACCAGATTAGCCGCGCAGTACGCCCGCATGGGTACGCGCAAAGGCACACGCTTCACGCCCTTTACCACGTCCACACACCGAAAGTACACCAAGCAAGTGACGGACAACACGCTGGCTACGATCAAACGCATACGCAGCACTCATGCCACGGATAACAAGGGTACCTCGGGGTACACGCCATATCGGGCGCTATATCTATGCGCTGCACGTATGGCGGAGAAGGAGCTATACACAAGGCTTAAGGGGTACGAGCTGGGTACGCATAACACCATAGATCACCCGTTGCCGGTGAACTGGCTAGCCCTGCTCGACGCGCCAATGCGGGCACGCTTACGCGAAGCACAGGAGAACCCCCACGCCGTGAGCCTCGAGGGACTCGACCACTTCTATGCACCACCGCGCGGCGTAACGTCTTTGTACGAGATGCCAGAGCTAACCGCCATAGACGCGGCCCACGCGCAGGCTGAAGAACGGTATGAAAGCGAAGACAGCCTTGGGTTAGAAGTTCTAACCGACGACAACCAAGAGTAAAACACCGCCGCCAGTCGGCCACTGGCAACACAAACGGGCACAAGCCCAAGGAGATTGACATGAAAATTAAGACAAGTGAACTAACCGGCGCAGCCCTTGACTGGGCGGTCATGAAATGTGAATACCCAAACAACGATTCCGTTCCGTTTTTCAATGAACTACGTAGTCGGCATCGGCTGCACGCTAGCTTCCACTACTCAACCGACTGGGCACAAGGCGGGCCGATCATTGAGCGGGAGAGCATCGACTTAATCAGAGACCCAAACGGCACACCCGCATGGCTTGGCCGCGCCTATATCGACAAGCAACTCGTCACAAAATACGCCCCGACCCCGCTCATCGCAGCCCTGCGGTGCTACGTGGCAAGCAAACTAGGGGACGAAGCGGAGGTGCCAGATGAACTTATACGTAAATCGCCAAATATCGGGCTGCTCCTGCACGATATACAAACACCGCGAGCACTACATAATGGTCCAAACTAGCTTGATGAACTCGCGCTACCACATGGCCGAGTGTGTACGTAACGGGTTTGTATACCGTAGAGTAGACATCGACTTGGCGGGGGATGCGCCCGCGCAGATAGTGCGCCTTGTAAGAGAGGAACTACTATGACCGCAGACCGACGACCCCCCAAACGCCCGAAGGCACAACGCCTACCAGACGGTAGGTACCTTCGGTATTCGTACCGATTCAACTGCTACCAAATACAAAGCGGGCCATTGAAAGAATGGAGGAACCTACGCCCTCAGCTTTTTGATTGTTATGTAGCCGCAGGCTTTCCCGTAGAGGTACAAGGCCCCGCGCCCCTGCGTGTGCAAGCAGATATGTGGGCTTAGCCAGCACTCATTAACTAAACGAACGACAAAACGATGTCCAAAATAAAAGGCAACGGCGACGGCGACGGCCGCGGCTACGGCTACGGCGACGGCTACGGCTACGGCAACCCACCACTGATAACTGCGTAC